TTTTAACCTCTCATGAATGAAGCCAAATAGTTTTAAAGCATCTAGCTTCTGAAGTGCATCGCTTAGCCCTATGCCAAACTTTGCCATGATGTCAAAGATATCGAACCACTTGTCTCCACAGGTGCTCTTGATAGTCTGAGCTGACTCAAGTGCAACTGCTATGCACTTAGGATCATTAATGAAGTCCTTGACTGAGGTAGGAGCTTCAATAGGCTCTTCCTTCTTAGTAAAGTCTAGCTTAATTGCTTTTGCCATGTTTTTTTATCTTTCGTAAGTCTTTTGGATAAGTAGTAGTGTTCATTAACTTGCCATCAACATAAACATTGATGATGTTTAAGAAGCTCCATGCCTTTGCTGTGTTGTCAAACTCTAAGACAGTAGGCAACTTGCCATCTTCATACTTTTCAATGATGGTCTTGAAAGTTTCTTTCTTTGGTTCTGAGTAGGTGATCATATCTTAAAGCTTTATGGTTCCTATTGTTGTTTCAAATGTAGTGTTCATAGTTCAATACTCAAATTTAAAGTTAGATCTGTAGTCAACTTTTTCTTCACTCATTATGTTACCGTTACTTGCTTCCTGTGAGCTTCTTAATGTGCGAATGTACTTTTTGAAGATCTCACTTGTAGCTAATGTGTCGTTCATAGCATCATGAGCATCTATCAATTCAAATCCTTCTCTAGTAGTTACTTCAAGTAAATTATGCTTTTGATTTTCATCTATTGATTTTGCTCTTGATAAAAATTGAGTGTCAAAAAATACTGGAGTAAACTGAGTCTCATGGTTATAATAGCCTTCAATATACTTTGAAAGATCTTTCTTACATAACTTAAAAAGATATTGCAGAAAAGGAATATCATACACGACATTATGACCGACAAGTATAGTTTTCTTATATCTATCTCCAGCATCACACTTTTCAAAAAATGAAATAATCTCATTGCATACAACTTTATAATCTTTACCCTTCTCTTCAAGTATCTCTCTAGTGATACCTGTAGCTTTTACAGCTCCATCTTGATAGAGCTGATCATGTAAAGTTGAATATCCTATATACTGATTGTTAGCATATCGGCCTTTAATATAACCACTGTAACGATCTATCTCTTCTAAAGTGGTTGCTTTTAGCCCAACTAATGCAATTCCAGTTATAGGGACAGTAATTGCATGAAAATTATTTTTCTTATCAAGACCGCCGGTCTCACAATCAAAAACTACAAAATTATGAGATTTCATTTTACTTTTTGCTTTTAATTATTGAAATAATATCATCAACTGTATTTTCATACATGTTTTTAACTGAAATGCCAAATGTTGATTGTATTCTCATTGATAATTCTATTAATGTTCTTTGATCATTTACAAATGATCTTAATAGTTTTTCATTAGTTACTTCCCATTCGCTACAATTTGTTTCGTCTGCAATGATTGCTTTTAATTGATCTTCAATGCTTTTTTGTTTTTCGTATACCATTTATAAATTCGTATTTTTTTTTGAAACATTATTGCGTTTCTTTTTATTTAATTTCATAATGCCTTCACTTAAAGCAATTATTTTAATGCCTTGAATTGTTTTACCGATAATTTTATTACCGCCATATCTAAAAGGCAGATACCCACGCATTTCATATTGACACACGTCAGAACTATTAAAAGGTTTTCCTGTAATTTTCGCACCATATTTTTTTTCTAAATATGTAATAAAACCTTTAATTGTATACTCATTATGTTCTAATTGCATGTTAAATAGTTGTTAGTTATAACGATTGATATTGCAAATATACGATATTATCTTAAATAAAAAGAAATTACTTATTAACAATGACATTATAAAGCTCAATTGATTGACTTCTTATAAATTCCATATTAATCTCATAATCAAAAAGTTGAGACATTATCTTCGAATCTTTAGACTCCCATTTTTGATTACAGCAATTATTAACAGGGCTCATGCAATGATAATGAATGTTTCTTTTATCGTAAATCAATTCTGGCTTTCCAATTAATTTACAATCTATTTGACTAATAATGTGAGAATGGCATAGCGCCTCGTTTGTTCCACAACCATCACATAAATGCTCTCTTTCATTGTCAATCTCATTATACGTTAAATGCAACTGTTTCTTAATTTCTTGCTGTTTTTTACTAATCATTATTCTTTTAGGCTTTTTCTTACGCTGTAAGATTACACTAGAGACATTATTTTTTCTCTTTTGATAATTTAATAGGCTCTTTTCTTTCGCAACGTCAAACTGCGTCTTTCCTTTATGTGTGCGTTTAAAATTGCATTCATTGCACAATAAATACTTCATATTTACAGCATATCTATTGGAATGATTGCAACAATACTTAATGTTTGCCATTTAGCTTTTTTAATTTTTCTAAAAAAAGATTTCTTTTAGGATCGTTATTCTTAATATCATTTTGAATTATCTTCTCAGTAATATCTTCAACTATTTCTCTTGATGTGCCTCGTCCATTTGTATTAATAGTAGTTGTTTCTTTTATTTTATTAGCATTTTTCGCATTAATTTCTATATGATTCACATCAATAGTTTTTGCTTCTTTAGTTTCTTCTTCTAAATCATCAAAATATTGTTGTTGAGGTACATCATCTGTTTTCATTTTCTCTAATAGTTGCTTTAATCTAACAAGGTCTTCAAAGTTTTGATTATTAAAATTATATTGAGCTATTATTTTCTTTTTAAAAAAATTGTTCAGTTGAACTCTAAACTGTTTAGTATGTAAACCCAATACTTTTTCTTTTGCTATTAAAGCATCCATTGCAATCATCAATGAATCTATTAACATATATCTTCTTATATGAACTGGCATTTGTGCAAAATCATCTTCAGTTTTATTAAAATTATCTCTAAATATTTTTTCATATCTTTTTACATGAACTTGAATTAATGAGTCTCTTTCTAATTTTGCTTCTTCTTTTATTTGAGCATTTGCATTCCAAATGTCATGTCTTATGTTTTTTAATCTACCAATGCTTTGTAAATACTTTTCTATTTCTTCAATTCTGCCACCTTTTCTATATATCTCAATAATTGCTTCATTAAGCTTTTTTGTTTTATCTGGTTGATAAAGTGGCTTTTTCTTTTTTATATAAGAAGGCTTTTTCATTACAAAAACATAAAATCAAAATCATTTTTTGCTATCAATTCAGAAATAGCATAACACATTACGTCAAGCATATCGTCATGACTTGCATTAGGGAATGTCGTTATTTGATCCATAAATTTAATAATATAGTGACCATCAATTAAAATAACTCTACGTGATTCTAATAAAGGTTGCACGGCATGTACGCGAGTTAATTTGTCTTCTTGTTTACCTTTATTTTTAATTTCTTGTACATTCAATTGTGTAGTAGCCTTTAATGAAGAAATGATTGACTTACCAGCACTCTTTCCTTCAATTTTAATAGTTGATGAACTAGAATATCTCATTTGCTGTACGTAATTATTGATAAACTTTACACTTTCGTGAAATTCTTTTTTGTATTCTACAACATCTAAAATATAGACGCAATTATTCTTTTTAAAGCATGTACATATTGCTGTAAAATCGCTTGTCTGTTTCTCAGTCTCTGCACAATCTATAAAAAAATGAATCGGTTCTAAATTAATATCTCTAACTACATCTTCTGGCTGTATAACGTCAAACCAAGCGCGCTTAATTATATTACCTTCATCAGGACTTGTTTCTTGTTGCAACTGGTTAGCTGTCTGTAAACTGCCTAATGTTTTTGCGTAGTTTTCAAGAATCTTTTTTGAAAATCTTATTGGCCAAAATAATCCATTTATATAATATTTATTTAATTCTGCAGGCACGGGTTTTGATTTTTCAGTTATTTGTGCGGGTATTTTAATTAATTCATATTGATCTGGATTTGTAGCAATCAGGTGGCCACTAAGATCTTGATCGTGCAATCGCTGTTGAATATTAATGCGAATACCAATTTCTGGCTGGTTCAATCTGCTAAAAAGAGTATGATTATAAAAATCAATAGTATTTTTTCGTTCTTTCTCAGAAGCTGCACGCCGTGGGTTTTGTGCATCGTCAGTAAATATAAAGTCAGAACCGCTTCCTGTTATTTGACCGCCCGTGCCCGTACTTTTTCTAAACCCGCCATTAGTATTTGCATAAAAATGTTTTGCATCCTCAGCTTTATTCATTCTAAATGAATTGCCAAATAGTAATTGATACCATTCAGAATTGATTAGATTTTTAGAAAATTGAGCATGTTCTAATGCAAGATTTTCAGAATATGAAATATAAATAAATTTCAAATTTGGATACGTAATCCAGCACCATGGTAAAAATATTACAGAGCATATCATACTTTTAGCTGCTCTAAATGGAATATTTATTATTAAATCTTTTTTCTTTGATTTTCTTTGCGAAATTCTCATCGCTTCTCTTTGCAATATATCGCATAACAACTTAATGTGCCAATTATCACTATATAATTCGCCAGGGTGAAGTACAACAAATGCGCGCTTAAAAAACTCGTAATAGCTTTTCTTATAAATGAATCTTTGAAGTTCAAGTTCAAAATTTTCATCAACTGAAAGTAGATTATTTAAGTTGCTTTTGCTTTTCATGATTTACTGCTTGTATTCTACTTAAAATAGTTACAAACTCTTTTTGTTCTTCTTCATTCAATTTTTTTAAACCATAAGTAACCAAATCCTTTTGATCTTCAAAAACATTATTAACTTGAATTTCAAAAATATCTTGCCCTATTCCATTTAACTGTTCTTTTACTTTTAATGCACGCATTGCTAATTTAGGCGCATTTAAATTAGATAACTTTCTATAAAACTCGTCATAATAATTGCTATGATTCATTACAGTAAAGCGTATAAAATCTTCATCAACATCTCTCGATAAATATTCATAACACGCAGTTGATGCTTCTCCCGCTTTACTTGGCGATATCTTATAAGTATTAATTAATTGTACTTGTATTGCTTTTTTATCAAACCCTTGTATTTTTAATTCTAATGCTTTTGTTATATATTCATTTATCGCTAATTTATTTTTTACAATCGTTTCTTTTTTATGTATTGTTATTTTTTTCTTTTGTGTATTGATAATAGTATTTGTTTTTATCTTTACATCTCTTTTTTTTTGCAATTCAATTAATTGATGTTGAATTTTCTTCCACTCACTTTCGATTAAATACTCATTTGGTTTGCTAATTCTTTTAATAGTTTCTTTTATTGGCTCCATGTAAGTAAAAAACCAAACCTTAGATTCTGAATCAAGCTCAGGCATATTAAGAAACTGAAGATAATCTATTGACACTTTTTTAGCCATACTGTAAAAGTACTAAATTATTTGAAATAAAAATAGTTTACTTATTAACTATTATCTTCTACAAAATTAACATAAATTAATTCTTCTTTTGCGCGTGTAAGAGCAACAAAAAGCACGTGTTGTTCTTGCTGTAATTCCCATGGTTGAGTACAATGTTTAGAAGGGATTAATTTTTCGCCATTAAATTTTTCAATATAAAATACTCTTTTATTTTCAAGCCCTTTTGCTTTATGAATAGTCATAAGCTGTATAGCATCTACTTTATCTTTAAAAAGTTCATGAATTTGTTTTTCAACTTCAAACATATATTGAACCTTATTAGCAAGCAATTCTAATATTCTTACTTTCTCACGAAAATTAATGTACTTATCTGTTTCTCTTGGTTTTTTAATTCTTTTGTCAATAAACTCCTGCTCAATTTTTAAAAGCATATCCTTTAGTCTCTCCTTTGCTTCATACTTATCTAAGTCTTTTACCTTGTTGTAAAGTACTATCAAGCCTTTCTCAATGTCTCTTCCTTTTATGAAAGACTTTTTATCCTGATCTAAAAGCTGAAAGTATAGTGCAACTAAAGGTCTTGTGTTTCTACAGATCACCATGTCATTAGCTGTAATCTCTTCAACCTTTCCTTTTCTCACCTCTCCTTCAACTTGTTTCTCATACTCTTCAATTTCTGAGTTAACTTTCTGAGCATTTCTCACTATTGACTTTGCACATCTATAACAGATGCTAAGAGGTAAGTTGATAGTGTTAGGCCTCTTTTCAAACTCTTCAAACGAGTCAGTGTTAGCTCCAGCAAAGCCATAGATTGCTTGAAACTTATCTCCAACGCCAACTATTCTTCCATTTGGTTTTACTGCTTTCTGTATAAATAAATGCTGCGCTTTAGACAAATCTTGTAATTCATCCACGAAGATTATATCGTATTGCTTTACTTTGATATTATCATCAGTAGCAGGCAAATAAATCATATCAGTAAAATCAATCAAATTATGATTTTTATTCAGCTTTTCATTATACTGATTTAAATGCTGTAAAAGTTCAATAGAATGATCGATTTCTCCATTAGTGATAGTTATATCAAATCTATTACAAAGTTTTTCTATTGCATTGTATTCAATATCTACCAATGTCATTCTCATTAGATCTATAATGTCTACCAATGTAAATTTATATACATCTTTTTGATTCTTTCTAAATTTTTCATTCTTTAAAATTGAATCAGCGAATTTGAATGTTTTAAAAGTATTTACTTGTAAATTAGTTTTATAATGCTGAATCAATGATTTCATGCCCATTGAATGAATTGTAGAACAAGTTATTTTATCTCCAAGTCTTACTTTTAATTCATCAACTATTGCGTTGTTGAATGCATTAAATAAGATAGACTTATAAGGATATTTTTTTGCTAACCTTTTTGCTGCTTCTACTATCGTAGTAGTTTTGGCCGCACCCGCTGTTGCATTTACCACTATGTTAGAATCAGTATTTAGCACAGCGTCAAAGATTGAGCATTGGTATCTTGAGAATTGCATACTATTCTATAAGTTAAGTAAATTCTTTTTTACGCCTATCCAATAAGCATTTGAAAAAGCAGTCATTTCTGGATGTAATGTATTTGGATAATTTTTAGTTTGCAATATTTCATCACACACAATAATGGTGCATTGTATAGCTATCTTATGAGCATCTTTCATTGAAAGTGACGCATCCGTAAGGTTATAATACTTTTTAAATAATTCTTTAGCTTTATCAGATGAGTTCATATTTAAATTGCTTTTAATGATCTTACTAACATTTTCTCTGCTTTCTTTGTTTGAGGCTCAAATAGTCCAATCAATGCTGTCTGATCGCTATACTGCCCTATTGACGTTTGATCTACGCCTTGCCTTGCTCTAATGTCATCAGCAATAAGCTTTACAAACTTTGCGATGAATCTTTCAGGTTGATCTAATGCTTTCATTGTATTTTAATTTTTAGATTGTTGATAGATATACTGTAACCACTCACTTAGTGATGGCTGATTTATGAGCTCTACTGTATGGTGAATGCCACTTGGCTCAAGATAGAATTTTGTGACTGTTTGTTCCATAGAATTTAGTTTTAAATACTTATCTATATAAAGTTACGTACTCTCCAAAGTTCTTCTCAAATACATTAACAAGATTCTCATAGTCTCCTGACATCATCTCAACTTCAATTTGTTTAAAGTCAAGTGATAGTTGTTTTGATAAACTTTTTGCATAAGCTAGCAAGCAGAATGCATTGCCTTCAGGACCAGTTAGGTCTTTTGATAGCTCTCTTGGTTTTTGGTTAATTGACTTGATCATAGGTTTTTTTAGTTTGTGTGTTTGTGTTTGTTTTGATTGATAAGTAAAAGTAAACAATTTACTTAAGATAAAAACTTTTTATCTCACATAATTATTAACAAACTTATAAACAATAGCGGAATTTAGCTAATTTTAGCTCTTATAGCCATATTTCTTCCTAAAATGACGCTTTTCAATGCCACCCATTGTTGGGAGTATGTTCTTCTTAAAGTCATCACTTGATCGCTTCTGAGCATCTTTTTTAGTTCTTCCTTTCTTTCTCTGATCTAATGAGATGTTAACTGACTCACCCATTAGCTTCAATTTTATATTAGGATCATTTTCACAGTGAGCGCCTTTGTACTTATCTTCAGATTGGATGTCTCCTTTGCTATTGCATAGAGTACAATCGGCGCATTTTATTCTATTTGAACACCAGTAGTTGTAACTCATAATATGTAAGCTTTTTTAACATCATCGTTAAGTAAAGCAATCTCAATATATCTTTCTGGCATTTTTACATACTCATAGTCTTTTATGCTACCACTTTTATATTCTATTCGTACTGTCACTCCAGTCTCTTCATCTACTAAAGAGTTAGTACGAAACTTTCTTGCTACTTTTAAAGGTTTGTTCATCTTTAAAACGCACTATGTTGAAACATCTTCTTACACTTTCTACAACTAACTGCACTCTCAACTATTGGATCATCTATCTTATGTTGATGCTCAAGCACAAGTCTATCTCTAAGTTGAGATGTATATGATGCCCACTGCTTATAGGTATGCCAGTAGACGTACTTTCCACTTCTTGTGATACTTATTGTATCTCCAGTATAGTCATGCTCACATTTGTCAGGAACTCCATCAATGAACATGGAGAACTTCTCTCCAATAAATATCTCTCCATGTGTATTATGACTATTCATATTACTTAAATTTTACATAGCCGGCATATCCAATTAAAGCGGCGTCGATTAATCCGTCATGCATTTTTTTAGATCTTTCGCTTGCTAAGAAGTTCCAGTTTGGAAATAACCTTTTTGCTGCCATCATAGATGCTTCCTTTGTCTGAACTTTATCTCTAACTCCAACTTGTTCTTTTTTTCCAAACTTATTTGTCTTAAATTTTGGTACACTAATTGTTGGAATATTAATACCTTCCCAAGCTATCTTTTGCCATTCACGTGGCATAATTTTCGTATACTTGAGATTCGCAGCCACAATCATTCCTTCTAAAAAACCATTAACTTGGCCGAAAGTAAAGTTACTAGCGGAACCCACACCGAAAATGGAGTGCACTCTCTCCATTATTACGTGTTGAGTTTCTCCAAAATTCTTTATATGAACTATTAACTTATACAGTTCATTTAAATTAATCTCATTTCCTATCTTTGGAATAGTAGCTGTAAACACTATGTCTCCTTTATCATCTAAGATTGCGAGACCCCCATTTTTTCCCGGATCGAATGCTGCAAAAGCTTTTTTCATATTTATTCTATTCCACTTGTTGATACTGAGATGTCCTCACCTATGATCTGCATCTTTTTTCCATCAACATAGAAGATGATATTTTGCTTACTTATCATGTTAAATGAATCACACTTTATTGTTGAGTTATACTCATTCATAAAGCTATCTCCATGATGAACTACGATCTTAAACTGTCTATCTATCTCTTTCTGCTTTATGTTGCATGAGGAAAGTAAGATTGCTACTAATAGTAATTTCTTCATATCTCTAATGTTTATGTTTTCCTTTTGAATGTTCAAGCAAAAATTTCTTTTCATCTTTGTTTAAAGACTTCATGCCTTTACTACCAACTTTATCTAAGATCTGATCTACCTTTTTAATAGGATCTATCTTTATGCTTTTTACTTCTTTTCCCTCCAACCCATTTTAAAAATGGTGTTGCTTTGTTTCCCACTTCTGATGTAGCTGGGTTGCTTTTCATTAGCTTAAGATTTTAGATATGTTATTTTTCTTTTCAATCATCACCTTGTTACATTCTATGCTTTCATTAGGAGAGCTATGTACGATAAGTAATACTGTTTGATCTAACAAATTTAAACATTTTACCACATTATTAACTCCTTCACTATCCAAACTTTCTAAGACCTCATCAACTCCGAGAAAGTTAATTCCTCCGCTTACCGATGTCTTATTGATAATATCCTGCATGCTCAAGATGGCACAAATATCTACAAGTGATCTTTCCCCTCCGCTATATGCTGCGAACTCTTCGTTATTAATTCCGTCACGAGAAACACTTATGTCTATCTCCTCTTTTAGCTTTCCATTTTTCAACTCTCTAAAGCCATCTATCTGAATGGTTAGTTCGCTATTCATCTTTTCTAGATAATAATTTGCTTGACTTTGTATAGTAGCTAAAGCTTGATTACACAAAAAGCTTTTGAATCTCTTAAACTTCTTCTCCCACTCACTTAGCTTAGCTTGTAGCTCTGTTGATACTTCAATACTTTTATTTATCTCAACCTGTCCTTCAACTAACTCTTCAATCTTATCGTTCAAATCTTTTATCTGCTCTTTAGTCTTATCCTTCTGCGCTTCAATGATGTCATTCTTATATTGCTCAATATATTTCTGTTCATTTAATATCTTGTCATCATTTAACTTAATGCTCTGCTCTTTACTTTTTACCTGCCTTTCAAGGTCACTAATCTCAGACAGTATCTTATTATTAGATCTTGTTAGCTCAAGCTTTTTACCTTCAAGGTCATTCAACTCTGTCTTAATCTTATCGGCTTCTACTTGAATCTTATTCTGCTTCTCAATGATTATCTTTTCAACTTTTTCTCTATTGATTTTTATCTGAGACAGAAACTCCTCAACTAACTTTTTAGCTTCTTCTTCCTTATCTTTCTCCAATTGTAGTAACTTAATGTCTTCTTTAGCTTCCTCAATGTTAAAGTCTTTGTCTGCTAAGATAAAGTGATGCTTACACTTTGGGCATTCAATGTCACCAGCTATGTAACTTTCTAACTCCTTTATTGACTTTTCAAATTCCTTAGTATTTCTATCACATTGAGTAGATAGCTCCTTATTTTCAGACTGCTTTTCATCTAACTGCTTAAAGTCTTCTGAATGATCATTTCTTATGTTCTTATACTCACTTCTTTTGCTCTCCAAGGCAACATTTTGTTTCTTGATAGTATCATCATGCTTCTTTAACTCAAGCTCCTTGATGAGCGTCTTATGCTTAAATAGAATGCTAGTATTTAAAGTAAGTATCTCTGATCTACACTTTCTAATGTTTTGATCAATGTCATACTTAGATCTGTTCTTTTCTTCAATCTGTAGCTCAATTGCTTTGATCTTTTCTTCCTTCTTCTCATCGCTATTGTTTTGAATCACTTCTTCAATCTGCTTTTCATAGAGCTCTATAGAAGTTTTATTCTTAAGTAGTTCATTGTTTAAGTTAAGTAGCTCTTCTTCTACTTCTTCTATTTCTTTTTCTATGTGAGGAAATACATCATCAATTAAATTTGCCCTAGAAAATCTGTTAATCACATCTTTTTTGTCTGCGTCATTTGCAAGGAACAAACTTTTATAACGAAATTTGCTAATGAGAAAATAATTGGTTAAATCGTCAAAGCTTATTCCAAGTTTTTCTTCAATAAATGCATCTGATTCTCTGGGGTGAAGATCAACTAATTGACTTTGTTCTTCACCATTATAAGTTATCAATACTTTCTGTCCTTGCTTTTGACCTAAAGTTCTTGTGATGCTTAAGGTAGACTTCAATATTTTGTTTGATAGATCTATGGTAACTGAACATTGCTCTTCGCCGTTATTGATGATCTTCTTAATGGTCTTTAACTTTTTAAGAGTATCTCCTGTAAGTGCAAACGATATAGAATCCAAAATTGTGCTCTTCCCAGACCCGTTACTTTTCTTCTTTGAAATATCAGCATTGATCCCGAAGATCATTGTAAGCTGATTGTTAATTAACTTATATTCTAACTCTTTGTAGGAAAAGAAATTAGTTACTTTTATAGAGTCAATTGTCCACATGTTATAATATCTTTTCTAAAAATTTCATGCCAAACTCTTTATCTTCAATAGAATTTATTTCTATGAACTTATCGAAAGCTAACTTAATGTTGCTTCTATCATAAACAACTATCTCGTCATTGATTATTGTATTGCTATTTATCTCTTCATCTTCAAATTTGCAATCTATTCCTTTATCTAATAACTGTTCTTTCTTAAATGCTTGCAACTTAGTCTTTTCACCAACCAATATGACTCTCACATTATCTTTTGAGTTTGCATACTGCTTTTCAAATTTTTTCAAAGCATCCTTGTCATCTATTGAGATCTTTTCTTTGATATACTTTGGGAACTTACTTTGAACTGTCTTAATGCTACCATCATTCATTAGAAAATGAAAGCCTTTATTTTCATCTTCCCCAAAATTGGCTTGATAGGCCGATCCGCAATAAACTATATTACCATTGCTTTGTCTATTGTGGTAATGACCTACATAACAGTAGTCGAATTTCTTAAACAACTCTTGCTTGATCTCATTCTCTACTCCACTTCCATCATTGTTCTGCACTCCGTTGATTGAGATATGAGTAAGTAAGATATTTTTTTTACCTTTCTTTACTAACTTGCTAACATTGCTTAGTCTCTCTGTATAACTTCCTTTCTCTTTAAAGTAAGGTAGCCAACAGACATTTACTTCATCAAAATAATCTGTTGATGCTTCTTTCTCAATCAAGATACTTCCAAACTTTTCTAATGATGTGAGATAACTTTTTTCAGAGTCAAGATTTGTCTTATCATGGTTGCCTCCAATTATATATAGCACGATACCGCTATCTGCTATCAACTTTAGTATCTCACTACCTTCATTTAAAACTTCCTGAGGTTGAGCTTCCCTACTTGAAAAAAAGTCACCTAAGTGAAACATATACTTTATCTCATGCTGCTTACATAGCTCAATTGCTTGTTTAAATATGTCTTTAACTAACTCTACATTATTCTTATGTAGATGAGTATCAGTTAGCATGAGAGCTATAACTTTTCCTTGTATTATGTCTTTATTGCTTTTCATTTTCATAGTTCTACTACTTTAGATCTGTAGATGTTGCTTTACATTGGAAGTCTTACCTCTTGCTTTATACTTACAAGGCTACTTCAGCCCTTCCAATGCTATCAGCTATACTATTTCTTTCCTTTTCGTATTGCTTCAATTCTTTCTTTTGCAGTTTGCCCTTTAGAATCTGTTGTTTTTATACCTGCGGCTGTTGGGCGTTTATCTAATATTTCTTCAATATCTGTTTTCGCCTCTTCTTTAACGATTTCTTTAACTTCAGACTCACTTTCGCTACCATTATGAAGTTTATCCCATTCTTTTAATTGTTTTCTTAGATCTTCATCTAGTAGCTTAGAGTGAATCATAATGCCGGTTTTATTTTGTCTTGCGTAAGCTTTCATTTCTTCTCTATCCATTGAATCAAATAAATTATCTTCTTTTTCTTTAAGTTCTGCTTTTTCTTCTTCAGTCGCTTCAGCTTTTGGATCAGGATATAAATTTCTCATCATCTCTGCTTCATCTAAAAAATCCTGGTTTGCAAAAACACCAAATTCCTGTTTATCATCAAATAATTGCAAACCTGCAATTGCCAAATCAAAGTCTTTCTTTGTATAGCAATTCTTATACAAGCTTGAAAGCGAAGGAAACTCCAAAAATTCTTCAAGTTGAGTATCTGACAGCGGGTAAAATTTTACCTGTTTATATGTTGGTGACTTAGGGTCCTTATCTATATCAGAATCAATTTCTGTAATATAAAAAAGCTTTGCATCTTCAGCTTTATTATTATACTTAATCGTCATTGCTCTTCGCAATTCTATGTCAGTAAATGGGTTGTTTGATTCACTGCCAATTGGTTGATTTGCCTCTTCAATTGCAATCAATTCGTTTATTCTCATTTTTACAGCCTTTCCTATTTCTAAACGGCCAAATGTTTTTTGATCGCCTACAATTTTTTCAGCATACATAATCCACGAAGGTTTTCCGACAATACCTTGAACGCGCTCATTTGGATTTTTACTGAATTTGCCAAAAATATGCAACATCCTTTCTTTAATTGCAATTTCAGCATCATTTCCTACTCCCAATTCTTCTTCCAATTGTTTTTTAAACGTATTGATATATACGTCAACAATGTCTTTCTTTACGTCGCTATGAATACGAGCATCAAAAACTGGCATATTAACCGTTTTCATCATAGCATTTCCTTTCTTATCTTTTTTTACTTCGCCTTTTTCGTTTTTATCTTCAACTTCTCTTGGCAACCAAAAAATTTGTTTTGAAACTACAAAAGGTTCATTTGCAATTTCTTCTGTTATATCTGCCATCATTTGCTTAATTGATTCATGAGATGGCATTAATGCAAATTTATTGATGCCAACTTCTAATTGGTGAAACGCTGCATAATGTCCTTCTCGGGCAGTGCGGATTGTGTTTTCAACAGACTTATCTGCTGCTTTAAGCGAACTCGAAGACGTATTGTCTCGAAATTTTTCGCGATTAAATTTTGATTCTTGTTTTGCTTGTGTTGTCATGTTTTTACTTTTTAGTTTTAGTTTATGTAAATTTTTATTGACGATACAAATATATAATGTTTTATTTAAAGTAAAATATTTTTATTTAAAAACTTATTAACAAAGTTACTTAATAGCTTTGTTTACTTTTTTAATAAGTATACCGTTAATCTTCTCTTCTATGATCTCATTTTCAAACTCTTCGGGTTTCAACTTTGAACTAATGTTTTCGAGTAACCTTGTTTTACCTTGCATACTCCAGTAAAATGACTTAACTATATCTCTATTTTTTTCTATCTTAAATAGATTAATTTTTTTTACCTTATATTGTGGTAATCTAATTACCGAAGACTCAACTTCATCTAAAGTTGGTTTATTTATTTTAATATTACCCTTAGCGTCAGCAATAGAAAACTCAAGCTTCTTTCTCTGCTCTTCTTTGTACTGCGCGTAAAAAATTTCAAAGTCTAATTTGCATTCGCTAAGTATCTGCTCATACTCAGCTAATAAAATACCTATTCTATTAAGAGCAACTTGACAAGTTATCAATTCTCCCATTATATTATAATGATGAATCTTAGTAAACTCATCCATATCACAATCAAGATCAAATTCTTCTATAGAAAGAATTATAATCTTATTTTTTAATTCTACTGTGATTTTTTCTCTATTTTCTTTTTGATTTTTCATATTGGTAGTTTTACTTGATTTAACAATTTTTTAGAGACGTGGCAATATCCTTCAGTTGTCTTAATATCATTATGTCCAGCAATATCTTTAATAATTCTTATGTCAACTCCATTCTCAAGAAGATATGTAAAGCAAGAATGCCTAAGGGTGTGAAAAGTAGACTTTTGATTTATCTTATATTTTTTCCAGATCTGTTGACATGAGCATATAGAGTACTTATCTCCAGCTTTATAACTTTCGAATAGATATATTAAAGGTCTGTATTGCTTATAATATTCTCTAAGTAAAAAAAGAATGCTTTGACTTAATGGTACTATCCTATCTTTCTTTCCTTTTGAACAGTTGATCTTTAAAATCATCCTCTTTGAGTCAATGTCTTCGATCTTTAAGTTAACTACCTCACTTACTCTTAGCCCACAAGAATATGCTAGCGAGATTATAGCTTTATGCTTTATGTTATCAATCTTACTAATTGACAACATTATTTCATCATGATCAATTACCTGCGGAAGTTTAGAAAACTGTTTTGGTCTATCTATCTTATAAAATTTACGCTTTCTATATCTTACTTTTTCATAGTAAAACTTTATTGCATTAATTAACCCATTTTGAAATGAATGCGATTTATCTTTACATTCATTTAATACATATTCACATATTTCATTATAAGTGAGATCATCAATTTTTAACTTAAAGTTATTAATAAACTTACTAAAATCATTTAGATATGAATTACTAGTAGATAAAGCATAATCTCTTAATCTTAGCTTGATGCTAAAGTCATTCATACACTTCTTAATGAACAATTTTTCTTCCATAGTTGTTTATTTTCAATTAGTTAAGACCTAGTTTTATATATATTAATGTTAGTGGCTATTAAAATTAACTTCATTGGCGTAACAGCCAATACACCCAGCCGTTGATTTTTTCAAAATCATTTGTGTTGCTTCCATTTTAAAATAAAATCTGGAGTTGGTAATTCGGAATACTTTCTAAGCCTGATAATTGTTCCTTGTCCATCTTCCCAACTTACATCTGATACCCAATCATTTCCTTCGTAAACGGCAATGTGCCCATAATCAAATCTTCTAATGTAAAATATTTTTCCATCTTCTTCTATTCCGTGTGGTTGCCAATATCCATTATTTGCTGCATCATTTTTATGTGTCCATATTATCAAACATCCCTTTTCTGGAACTTGCAATTTCTGAAACTTATCAGATGTATAAATTTCTTTTGTCGTTGGAGTATCAGTATCCATATTCAAAAGATTCGATAATCCTATTCGCCTAAGAACATAAGTCTTGCAACTATCCCTATGTGTTATTATTACTTTTTTGAGTTTCATATTTTGTTTTTGTTTTAGAGTTTCAATTCAAACAGCCCGCCAATGAAGTTAATTTTAACAGTTCGCTTCGCCCACTAACATATTATTGTAGGCAATTTGGCATTTACTTTTTTATGTTTCATTTGATAAATGCCAAACCAAAATGAAACATTTTGCACTTCGTGTGCCACAATAATCGGACGTTATGAGTAATTCCTTTTGCCGAGCAGCCAATACATTCACTCGCCAAGTTGTTTTAATAGTTCGTCTGCCATACTAAGAGCGTCTTCGGCAAGTCCGTCAATAATAAGTTGCTTATCCTTATCTTCATATTGCCCACTTGCACACAATCCCTGCATGGCTAATCCTGCAAAATATTCTCGTTTGTTTATTCCAAACATATTTTGCTCTAACCATTCTTTAGGCATAGCTGTTATTCCTTTCGGTATTCCGAATGCTGGTTTATCTGCATTTTTCATTTTTATAGTTTTATTAGTTATTGTTTCAAATAATACTTTGACTACAAAAATGCTTATATAATTCTGCGGTTGTATAAACATCTTCGCTTACACAACTTTGCCAGAATTTATATTCTTCTCTTTTTCCATTAGAGATGTAATTGTCATTACAAAAAATGGCGAAGTCTATGGCATCTTGCCTTTCGACTTCTGAATATACGCCTGCTCGTAAAATAGAATGTTGTATTCCATTCTTAAATTCTGGCAAACAATTTTCATGAGTTGCTTTCAACTCTTCGATTAATTGACGTATTGGTGTTTTCATTTTATATTTATTTTTAAAGTTTCTATTCAACAGCCCCGCTAAAAACAACGAGAGCATAACAGCACCTTTGCGCCAGCTTCAAAGCAAGCCGTTCGCAAAGCTGCGAACCGTTAGTTGCCATTTGTATTTGTTTCTTTTGGCGAACAGCCAATACAAGCATCACTTAATTACATTATTTCTGATTATTACATTTCCGTTTTTTATTCCTTCGCTATGAAATTTCATCGCTTCTCTCCAACCATTTCTAAGTCCGATTTCGTACCCTTCGGATAATTTATGTCCTAAATTGGCTGCTGCTTTTTGATGTTCTTTAACGATTTCTTCTATTCTGAAATCTGGATTTGTGCAAAATGATAGTGTTTTCATATTGATTTTTCATATTTATTTGTGAGTTAGGTGTTTTTTTAATACCGTAACAATATAGTTGCTGATGTTTCTATCTTGTTTTTTAGCATCCTCCATTATTTTACTAAATAAGTCATTAGGGATTCTAATCGTAGTCATTTTTGATTCCGATTTTAAATGATTTTCTTTTTCCATATATTAGTACTCGACTACTATTAATTTCTTATGCTTATCTTCCTTATACATATATTGATGAAAATATCCTTCGTCAATATCTTTCTGAGCTTTGTCTTTATCGTAAAATCCATTCGCCCATAATTCATTTTCAGCACCTTCTGTAACTACTTTATATAGTCCGCGTATTTTTTCTTTTGTTTGTTTTTTCATATTAAGATTGTATTTGTTTTATTTCTTTTCTTACGTCATTCCAGTATATTATTGCTTCATCATAAATTCTTTTTCCATTTTTTTTGAGTTTTTAATTGGTTTATATTTCTTATTTAACAGCCGTGCCAAAAACCTAAAACTAACATTGTGTTTAATGCCATTAAGAACGCGGCATAAACACTTTGCCGTTAGTGGCAATTAAATATTTTAAATTAATTTTTCCCACCGCACGGTAAAATTGAAATATCAATATAATATTGCGGGTCTTGGTGTTCAATAAATTCCGTAACCATTCCACCGTATTTAGTTTTGATTGTCCTGTTAATATTCACTACCCAACAATCTCTACCGTGCAATTTATTTCGTAGTAATTGGCGTTGTTCATCTGCTTCAATTAAAATACTTCCTCCAAGCGTTTCGGCTATCTCATTAAGCATTTCTACCTTATCGCCAATTACTTCTTGCCACGGTATAGCAATTAAATCTAAATCCCTATTCATTGAGCCGTGTAGCACAATATTGTATCCATATTTCAATCCTATTTCCTTTATTACTTCAAAGTAAAACCCGTATAGGCTCGGTCTTGCGTGTATTGGTTTATTTTCTGCCATCTCTAAAAATTAATTTAAAATATTTAACTGTTCGCTTCGCCCACTAACACCGCACTTGTCGCCATGCGGATTTGCGGGAACTGACTTTTTTATATCCGCACATCGCAAGTGCGCGGTGCGTTAAATAATATTTTACTTCGTAGATCATTATTTAACAATTTACACAAATGAAATTTTTCAAACTTCATTTGACTATATGACTTTATAATTTTCATTGTATGTAAACTTTGCTTCCTCTAAATGCTTTTTAGTCTCTTGTTTTATTGCTTCTGAGTGATAACAATCTGTACATAGATTTACTAACATTAAATTTTGTTCAAGTTCTTTTATGATCACATCTTCTCCTTTAAAGGTACTATTCAATCTGATGTCAATGTCAACTAGATCTTCATCAGTAACCTCTTGCTTGTTAAATTGAATCTTATCAAATATTTTTTTCTTTAAAGTTTTTTCTCCAATTCGACCTCTTAATAACTTTGGTACCATATCGCCTTCACATCCAAGAATCATTTTGCTAAATAAGATAAAGTCAGGATTAACAAAAATATGCTTTGCATTTAATATAGGTTCAACTAATGAATCATAAATATAATAGTATCTTTTGTCTCTACTATTATTGTTATAGATAAAAGTATTCGCATTAAGCAATTGTCTGCAATCTTCATCAGCACTTAAGATACAGTTTGTCTCATCTCCTAAATGATTAACCCAAACGCCTATCAGATCATCAGCTTCTAACTGGTCAACTTGACTAACTATAAAGCCTTGTTTTTTAAAATATTCTTTTGTATAGTTAAGCACATTATAAAAGCTTTCTTCTTTTTTGCTTCTATTGCTTTTATAATTCGCATACAATTTTTTACGAAAATTTTCTTTTGAATCGTAACACAAAATAACTTTTTCTATTTTATGATTATCTGCAAATAATCTGCATGTATACATTAAGTCAATATAAAATTTATTAAAAAGCAATTTTTCATTAATTGCTTTATCTTTACCATATATATTTGTATACACAAAGTAACTTTTATAAAAAGCGTTGTTGATGTCCCATATTAAATTCATTTTTTATAAAGATAAATTACTTGTTTGCTACCACAGTGACTACAACTGCTTACTATAGAATCACAGTTCAATGAATCAATCTCATGCTGCCATTTTAGCTGATAGTTTTTATGCATTAGTATCATGATTGACTTTTGTTGCATAATCATTATGCATGCAAAGACTAAAAATAACACTACTGTTAAAAATGCTTGAAAGTTTTTCATGGCTCAAAGTGATTAGGCTTATTTGCTACCATATATCTTTCACTTTCTCGATAGTCAATTGACTCATCACCATTTGAAAATTTAACGCCTATCACTTCACATTCTTTGTTACATTTTCTACAAATAGCGCTATTTGCATGTCTGTCTGTTACTAATACCTTTACTTTACAGCAATTTGATAAGTATTCCATAATTTTAAAATTTGAATTGCGTTATTATAATTTTCTTCAACGTTAACTTTTAATTCAGCATAAAATTTTTTCCTTGATTGATCTTTACATTCGTTAGCTATTTGAATTATTCTTTGTTCTTCTTCTGTAAAATCTCTTACAAATGTTCGCGCAATAGATAAAGCAGTTTTCCAATCATTATTAATTACTGCTTCTTTAAGTTGATCTTTTTTTGATATGAGAATCTTATTTGTCATAGCTATCTACTTTGAATTTGATAGTGTAGTTTTACAAGTAGCTATTAACTACTTGTCATCAACTTTCTATTTAGTTTTTACTTCAGTTCCTTTTTTAATGTAAACCTTGTCTCCAACTCTGATTCTTACATCCTCGCGAACTTCTCCACTTTTTGGAGCCCAAGGGTAACTTGAAATAACTACGCCTGTTAATTCTTTTTCTTCTCTCCACGGCGTAAACTTAACTTCCTGATCTTTTTTGAATTTCAATTTAAAGTCAGGAAATTTCGCCGCCATTGCTGAAGGTCCTTTTTCTTTTTTCTCTTTTGGTTCTTTTGCAACGTTTTCTTTCTTCTCAATTTTTTCTTCTTTTGAAACTTTTTCTGTTGATTTAACTTTCAATGTTGCCCAAACAGAAAGGTCGCCATCAAATTTTCCTTTTTCTTTTCTTTCAGTAAGAATGTCGATAACTACTACCTTAGATACTCCAAACAATTTACCATCTTGTAATTTCTTAAACAATTGGTCGCTGGTTTGGCTAATCAGCGTTTTACGTGTTACTTCTTTTAATGTTGACATTTTGTTTTGTTTTAATATTGATTTATATAATTGATAATACAAATCTACTAATTTACTTGAGATAAAAACTTTTTATTTAACTTGAGTTATGAACAGTATAGCTAACTGATTGAAAATCAACTTATATAACTTTATGTAAAGATACTACTTTTACATATATATTGCCTATTTCTATATTATCTATTCTTTTATGTATTTCTAACATAATTAAACAATACGTTAAATTATCATATAAAAAGTTAGTTTCAAAATTTTGACTTCTGACAAAAATATGAATATCTATCAAACCATTCCTTATTATACACTGAATACAACTTATGCAAGCTGCCAATGTTTCTTTATCTTCATACTTGGGCTGAAAAACTACTTGACGCGTATGAAGATCTTTATTAAATGTTTTTATTTGATCTACAAAAAATTCTATTATTTCTTTTCTTTCTACTGCATCTGCAACAGAATTAGCCTCATAATTTTCTTTTAAAAATTCTTTAATTATCTCTTCACTTAGTTCATAATGATAATTATATAATTCAATTGTTGTTTGATTGTTGACTCTAATAAAAATATTATGTTGAAAATCATCTATCATTAAATAGTTAATATCGCCTAACAGTAATTCAATGCGTGACTTTTTTGTAACTTCAGTATTCATATCCAATAGGGTTTTATATTGATATTCTTTTTAACTGATTCAATAGTCATCTTTAATCCATCTTCAAATGATATTTCATTTTTTACATTACCAATCATTTGAGACATTTTATTATTGTTAATATTGTGATAATGTAAGTAATCTTTTTCTTTTATAAAATTAATATTATTAAATTTTAAACTTTCATCAATCATTTTTAATGTTCCGATTATATTAAACCAATCTCTTCTTTCTTCCCAACTTTCTCCAATATTTACTTTTTCGTTCCAACATTCTTTAAAAATCAATTGCAATATAATATTAGCAAGATTTTCTACTCTATAATAATTTTTCTTTATTGCTTGATTCAATAAAATATCTAAATGACTTTTTGCATAAACTGAATAAATCAATTTCGTCAATGCACTATGCAAATCATCTGGATAATCTCCAAACCCGAATACCGGTCTTACAATCAAACTATCTGTTTCGCATAATTTATCTACTATCTGTTCGCCTGCATATTTAGCAATACCATACAATGTAGATGGATTTATTTTTGTTTCTTCAATTATATACTTATCGCGCGAATAATCAGTAACATCAAAAATTGCAGTAGTTGACAAATAACATAATTTGATTTTATACTTATTGCAAATATCAACTACATTTTGTGTTCCAAATACATTTGCTTTTATAGCATCTTCTTTTGAATTTATACAATAATCTGTTCCAACAAAAGCGCCTGAATGAATTATAATATCAGGTTGAGTCATTTGAATTGCAGTTTCTAAAACATCAATATCTGTAAAATCTACTTCTGGCTTTCTTATCTTAAATGACTGATGAGTTTTTATTGCATTCAAGTTGTGCTTATCGTTCTCCCACTCATTAACTATTTCACAATCAAAATCTTTCGCTAATGCCTGTATAGCTTTTGGAATTACTCCCGATTCTCCAGTAATAAATATTTTTTTCATAATTTCGATTGCAATTCTGAATATGTCTGACTTATAGTTTGAAAGGTATTGTTTATTCTTATAACGTTTATATTCTGATTTTCTTTTGCTATTCTTATTACTTCTTCAAAAACTTTCTTATGAGGTACTATATCTAAAATGCCTATATCTGTTTCACTATTGCCTTTCATTCTTTTTATCATTACGTCAGCATTACATTCAAGATAAACAAACTTTTCATTCAACATCGAATGAGTTTCAAATTTATTCCAAAAATATTCTTCGTTAATGTCTCTTTTAAAAATTCGTCCATAAGCAATTTGAGAAATAAAAGATCTATCATGGACTAAGTATCTTCCTTTAGATTCTTTTACTATATGTTTTAACAAACTAGACTTTCCTGATTTGTCTAGTCCGTCAAGGTGAATAATTTGATTTAACATTATAATTCTAACTTTTTAATTGCTTCTTGTACTTTTATTAGATTCAATAAAGTCACTTTACCGAAAATTAAAGTCTTATTATAAATATATTGATTTTTTGTTTGTGGAAAATCTTTTCTTATAAACAATGTTTCTATTTCGTCTAATGTGAAGTCGTTTATATTAAAACAATAAAGCTTTTCATAGATTTTACTATTATTTTCTTTATCGTAAACAGTATAAATTAATCTACCTTTTTGATCAACTACTTCTTTAAATGGTTTTACTATTATTTCCCATGCATTTAATTCATGCAATGCAGCAGGAAATTGATAAAATACTAATGTAAGTTTACTCATATAGTTTTTGCTTGAAGTTCTTTGATTTCATCTATATCATTAAATGTAGCAATTACATTTACATCTTTATTTACTTTTCTTATTTCTGAAGATGGGTACAATAAATAATTTGGAAGCAAATATGTTTTAAAGTACATTGATAACTTGTTGCAGTTTTCTATTTCATCATCTAAACAGAATGCAATTTGTTCTTTATCAAAATGATCAATTAAAAATTGCTCCTTGTCTTTACTAAAAAATAAAAAATCATAATCAATATTTTGCAAATTAAGCCAAACTGTAGTATCGAAAAATAATCTTACATGTTTTTCATAAGGTCGCGAAGTCAATAAAATTATTTTATATTTTTCTTTTACTTTATAATAAAAATCCATAAACAATCTATTTAATACGTTTTCTCTTTCTTGTCCTGAAACGCGAAATGCTTTCTTTTGATTTTTATAACTCTGTATAGAGTCTTTTTTATAATCATAAATAGTTTTAAATGTAGATCCTTCAAGAAACTGGCAAGGATAATTATTAATAATGCCATCTATATCTATAACGATAAACTGTTTAGAATTATCTTTTTTAATTGATAGTAGTTTTTTATCTTGGCGATACCTAATATCAACAATTTTACTTTTTTCACAAAATTTATTATAAAACATTTCAGAATCTACTCCATGCAATATTAATAAATTCATAATAAACTTATAACTATCAACTAATTCTTCTATGAAATTATCAATATTGTTTTCTCTAAAAAGATGTCTATGAGTCTTCCAATTTAATTCATCTAAAGATTCATAAAGTTCTTTTGAAGCACAGAGTATAAACTCCTTACTCCATTTTTTTAAATCTTCTTGCGAAATATTTTTAATATCAATATTAAACTTTTCGCGAAATATTTTTTCAGTAAATTCAGTTTGAATTGCAAAGATGTCTTCTAAACGATTTTTCATGCTGCATGTTTAAATTTGTATTTATTAAAAGCATTCTGAAGCTTTCTATTACATTTATTATGTTTATATGCATAATAATGTTTATCTTTTCTTTCAAGCAAAACAAAAGCAGACCCTATATAAATATGATTATTTATAATATTTCTTAATTGATATATTCCAGATTCTATCATCTTAATTTATTATCGCTTTCGTATTGAGATGCTGGAATTATAATATTAAGTTGCTCTTCTATTTCTTTTGCTGTACAGCAACTTTGATTAAAACTTGCATATTGCGCTTCATCTTTATGACGATTGCATCCAGCAAATAAACATCCAAAACTTTGCGATAAATAATCAGACTGCGAATACGTACATTTTTTTACAAGATCGCATTCTGGTAAAAATAAATTAGCTTGATGTATTCCTAATTTAATTAATTTATCTCTTAACAACCAATGTAATCCACAAATATATTCTTCTTCACAAAATTGTAATCTTCTGCTCATTTGACCGATTAATGAATCTATACTTTGTATTACAAAGTATTGACAATTTCTTGTCATTAAATTATAATCAATTTGATTTTTTGATAAATTTCTCGTTTCTTCTAATGCCTTTAACGTATTTATAGTTTTATCAAAAAATATTTTATCATTTGCAAGTTTATCGTATAACTTAGTATATATTACGTATTCTGGTTCTTCTGCAACTTCATAAGACATAAATTTGACTCCAACTCTTGCTCTACTATGTTGATCAAATTGACAAATTGGAGAATTTTTTACAAAATATTTTACTTGCTTATTGTCAAAATCTACAACTTCAACTATGAGATTCTCTACGCCCCTCATTAATGTTATGCCTTGTTCTTTTATCATAGTTCAAATAATTTTTTATCTTTAATATCTAATTCTTCATATTTTAAATTTCTAATAAAGTCAAATATTTCTTCGTTAGCATGAAATAATATTTTGCAATATACGCCAATTAATGGAAACTTATCAGTAATTGCTCTAATCATTGCTTGATATACTGCGGCTAAATATACTTCTTCGTGCGTAGTATTTAATAATTTTTTTGACGCGTGAAATCCTTTTACTCCAACGATTGAAAGTAAATTTTGCCCTAATATATATGAATGTGAATAACTTTGCGATAAAAATGCTCTTGCAGTTTGCCATGAACCTTGAGAATCAGACAAAGCTATTTCATAAAGATCTTTCAAATCAGAAAATAATTGCTTATCTCCCTCAACTTCTTGTTTTACAATATCAGCATCAAGCTTATTATTGTCCCTGCAACCCGCGCTTTGAACTGAAATAAATTGAACATTTGTAACGTGATAATCAAAAAGCCATCTTGGTACGCCTTTTATTCTAAAAACAAAATGTACGTTTTCTTTACATTGAGGTAATGTTAAATGAAGTAAACACGCTTTTATTATTTCCAATCTACCTTCTGGTTTTAATAATGGCCATTTTTGTTTGCAGTCATTGTCTCCCCATGTTGCAGTAGATGAAACTACCATAGCTTTATAAGGATTGTCAGTACAACTCTCAATAGTAACTTCCAAAGAATCTTTCAAAGATACTATATCTGTTCTTTTTATCGGCTTATCGCTGGGTAATGTGCCCATAGCCTTTCTAATGTTTTCTATAGTACTTTTATCTTGACTCATTGCTGAATTTTTTTATTAATTCGTTACTTTTAATCTTATGTTCCATCTGAGCAAGCCTTCCAGCCATCTTAATGCCTTGAATTTCGTTTATATTAAGCGATTTCTGAATGTTAATTGGTAAGTATTGGATTTTATTCAATATAAGGTTACCATCAACGCTGTCAGCGAGATTTGATACAGGATCTATTGTCTCATAAACTACATAATCTTTAAAATACGTTTTTCTTGAATATACGCCATTAGTGCAATAAATATACGAATATGTCTTTGACAGTTCTTTATCAAAATCATTAGTATAAGCGCACTGCGTAAAATGCTTATAAATAGGGTGAATGTTAATCCAGTTGTCTCTACTTGTCTTTTCTAATTCTGTAAGCTTTAAAAAGATCTTCAAATTTAACGTTGAAATACAATCTACATAATGATATACCTTAGAATTTGTTTCTATTTGTTGATTTTTTAAATCAATGTGGGTTATCATTTCTTTAATGATTCTTCTTTCTTTTTCAAGTTTCTTCTTTAATTTTTTAAATACTCGATAATAAAATTCTTCGCCTTTGATATTACTCATATCTTCTGGCAAATTGTCAAATACAATATATCTGCTTTCTGAACCAGAAAGTATACTTCCTTCAATTACTTCAGTATCTCGTACTAACTTATTGTACTTCTTTTTATAACTCAAATCAATATTATCAAGAACATCTACTCCATTATTCGAATATCCAACTACAAGTTGTGTAAGTATACAAGGTATTCCAATTTCTTTAATGAATTTTTCTGCATAACTATCATACTTAATAACTCTAATGCCCGGAATAAAAGGCAAAGTCAATTGCCCTAAAGGATTTTCATCAATAATATAATGATCTTTTAAATAGTATGCAGCTATTAATCCAGCAATACCCCCGCCTAAAATAAATTTATTACTCATATCTTTTTCCAAATGTTAGGGCGATTATTAAAACCATCATGTGTTACAGGCGCATAGTTTTCAGCAAGTACATTGTTAAACATTACTTTTGTCGCTTCACAGTCTCTTATTTTTCCTGAAATTAAGTATTTATTAAAATGACCGACAGCTAAAGGTCTGAATGCATTTGCAACAGCAACATACTTCGGGTTTGTTGTTAATAGTATTTCTCTTAAATGTGCAATAGGTTCGTAGAAATGTTCGAAGTATTCAGAGCAGAATGCTAAATCGCATACTGGCAATTCAGCAAACTTATTATCTGTAACAAATTCAACATTAATTCTATCTTTACAAATCTCTTTGCAAATCTCTAACTGTATACCTTTTAAATTTGTGCCAATTATCTTTTGTTCTGGAAATGCAATGCATAAATCTAACGTTGAATAACCGATACCGCAACCAAAATCTATGATAATATTCAACCCTTCAAATAGTTTCTTATTGTCAGCAAGTACTTTAACGTGCTTACTACTCCATTTCTTATACGACAACCAACCCGCGCCTATATAATATTTATCGTCATATAGTGAATAGTCTGCAGCGCTTCCCGATTCTTTTATAGAATCATACCACTGCTTGATATATTTACTTGAATGAATGACTTCTTCATCATTATCAAATTCTTTATCTTCAATATATTTTACTATTTCTTTTATTTCAGAAATAGATATACCAGAAATTTTACTGGCAATGACGCAATATTGTTCAAATCTTTTTTCCATGCGAATTAATTTATTGACAAATATATAATGTTTTATTTAAAGTAAAATGCTTTTATTTAAAAACTTATTAACAAATTTACTACATAAAGTATATTTTACTTTGCTTACTTGTTTGCAAACCATTATTAGAATAATACTTATCTGGCTTTTTCATTCTACAATTTATCGCAATAATACTATTTTGTTTTAATTGATCTTTATACTTTTCATACGTTTCATTCCATACTACAACTTGAAATTGAAGATTGTTATTATCTAACATTAATTTTACATATTTTCCGTTTTTACTCATTCTTTCTGCCAATTGGCTGATATTACCAATAACAAGTATTTCATCGTCTGGCATTTCTTTCGCTTCAGTTACTTGCTGCGCATTATAATATTTATACTTTGAATTAATAGTCTTCTGTAAATTTCTATAAATAATACCGTAATCAATATAACCATAACCGCAAATTTCTTTTGCTTTCAATTGCCAATATGTATCTTTATAAACTTCATTGCCTTTTAAATTTTCAGGCAATTCTTCATTTAATATATTTTTAAAATAATTAACTGAAATATCCCATCTTTGTTTTACTTCTTTTATTTTTTCAACTTCATCAAAGCATCCAGCCAAAATCAAACAGCATATTACTCTTTTATTTACTTTGCTCTTATTAACGCGAGATACAAAATCTTTTAACGACTTGAATTTTCCATTTTTTTCTCTTTCTTCAAGAATTGCGCTTACGGCAATATTTCCAGCAAATTTAACTGACGATATTGACCAATAAATTTTATCAGTTTTTTTATCACATCTAAAGCCAATATTCGAATTGTTAATATCTGGTGCAATTACTTTTACTAAGCCAGCTTGATCAATCTCAGCAAGTTTTGCCGATATTAATTCTTCCTTTGACCATTGCAAAGATATAGTCCAAAATTCTAACGGGTAGTATACTTTAAACCATAGCGAACAATAACCTAAAACTGCGTATGAAGCTGAATGGGCAATATTGAAGGCGTAACTACTGAAGGCACCGAGTTTATCCCATACATTATTTGCATACTCTTCAGATACACCCTTTTTAATATAGCATTCAACAAATGTATTTTTATGTTTTAATGTCTTTTCGTCCAAATTTTGATTTTCATGCAATTTTGTAATTATTTTTCTAAATTTATCTGCTTCAGTCATTGTACATTCTGTAATTACCTTATACGCCGTCATCACGTGTTCTTGAAAACAATACAAGCCATAAGTATCTTTAGTTATATCTTCTAACAAATAATCATATTCTGCAACCTTTTGTCCAAATTTCATTTTTACATAATCTGTCTGCGCATTACTTTCCATAGGTCCCGGTCGATTTAATGCATTAGCAGCAGTTAATTCTGTTATTGTATCTGGTTGAAGATCTAACATGTATTTTTTTTGAACGTCAGTATTAAATTGAAAAACATCTTCCGTTAATCCTTTTTTAAAATATTCAAACACATTGCAGTCAGTTACATCGATATTAAATACATCTATATCTACATTTCTATTTTTCTTAATTAATGTCATCATATTGTTAATCTTATCAAGTTGCTGCAAACCTAAAATATCTTCTTTTAAGAATCCAGTAGCTTCTACATCAAATTTATCAAATTCTGCAATTAAAATTCCATCTTCTAATCTAACAGGCAATAAGTCATACACAGCTTTTCTATCTTCGTATTTTGGCGTAATAATAACTCCCGCAGCATGAATTGATTTAACTTTGGGTTGATACATTATCAATTGCATCATCTTTACTAATTTATGATTTTTATTAATAAAATCTTTTAGTTTAGGTTCTACCAATGAACATTTAAACAAATCAATAAAGACACCATCTTCAAAATCTTTATTTATAAGCGATGAAATAAAGTTTGCTTCAGAATAATTAACATTCATTTCTCTACTTAAATCTTTAATGCAAGATTTCAATTTAAAGTTATTAAATGTACCTATACAGCAAACATTATGCGTAGTATATTTTTCTTGAATGTATTGCTTTACTTTATCTCTATACTCTGATTCAAAGTCGACATCTATATCGGGCAAACTACCACCAATAAGTTTTTGATCTTTATCATATTGAGGTATGCGAGCTTCATTTAAAAATCTTTCAAAAATCAATTTATATTTGATAGGGTCTAAGTGTGTAATATTTAGAAGATAAACAACCAATGAACTAGCAGCACTACCTCTGCCATGTCCTGTGAGTATATTGTTTTCTTTACACCATCTCAATATATCCCACAATATTAAAAAGTAATCTACTAATTTGCCTTTTTCAATAATATCTATTTCTATTTGTAAACGCTCATAGTATATATTTTCATCTTCAACTTTGCCAATTAATCGTTTTTTAAAACCTTGCTCTATTAAAAAGTAAAATAAATCACTATTTGTCTTAAATTCTTTAGTTTGTTCTTCACTCATCTCATATTGAGGTAAGTGCATTTCATTTTTAGTAATTTGAAATTTGCAAATATTTGTTAATACTTTAGTATTTGAAATACATTGTTCAAATAATTCAATGCATTGATCTGCATCTTTATCTTCGTATAAGTTGCTAAACTGTTTGCTTATTTCATCAAGCGTTTTAAAATGCTGATCTTTACTTTGATACTTAAAACCAATCTTGCCAACTTTATTAAGTAATGTTTTTACTTCATAGTCTTCTTGATCAAGATAGTATGAGTCACAAATTAAAATAGGTCTGATTTGTTTTTGCCAGTTTTTCAAATAATCTTGAATGTTTAACAGATGTGATCTATCTTTTTCATTTGATGAATATTTAACTAAATCAATTTGAAAAAATACATCTACAAAACTTGTTTTAATAGCAATACAAAATTCTTTACTTAATTTTTTATCGCAACTAATAACGCAAACTAACCCTTCACTGTGCGATAAAATAAAATCTTCAGTTACGTGCCCTAAATTAACTACATTAATTTGAGCATTGATATTTAATAAATTCTGCCAACCTTTTTGATTTATTACATAAAGTTTTAGTTCGTATAGATCGTTATCTTTTTTTACAGTTACAGTTTCGCCAATGATTGAATTAATATTAGACTTTTTACATTGATCTTGGAATTTCAATATTCCCGCCAACGTATTTAATTCTGAAGAAGCTATAGTACTTAAACCTAAGAACTTTGCTTTTTTAATCCAATCTTCTGGCATTTGGCTACCATTACATAATTCAAAGCCTGTATGAATGCCTAAGAATGAATATTCAGGGTAAACTATATCTTGAATTGCTAACCCAACATATTTGAAAAGATTTAATTCTACAGATTCTGATTGAACTGAATAGTAATACCATTGTTCTCCGAAGCAAAATAAAAAATAATCTGTTTTAAATTTTTCTATACGGTCATAATCAACTTGATCTAATATGAGTTTGAAGTCTTCATCATCAAATAGTAAATTATCTTTAGATTCTATGATCTGATATACTGTTTCATTTACTATGATAATATGATCTTCTAAATACTTATAATCAGCATTTATTAAATTTTGTTTGCAATAATCTTTTATTTCCATTTACTTGAAGTTAAAAAACGCGCTTTCGCGTTAATTTCTTTCTTTCTTTTCTTTCTTATCTTTCTTTTCTTTATTATCTTTCTTATATTATTGCCTTTAGAGTGACTTCAGTTTGCCCTCAAAGTGACTTCAGCCTTTACTTCAGTGTGCCTTTTAATTGGTACTTTTCATAATTAATCACAGTTAGTCTTGTTGTATATTTGAGCCCTTCTAATTTAATCATATCATCATTTTCAAGCAATTTAAAAAATGTTCTAACTTTTTTTTCTGTCCAATTTGTACCAAATTCATTAGCCCACGTTTTAATACTAAAAACATTTTGCCCTCTTTTACATTCAATAATTTCTCCTTTTATTAATGTTTTGTTATCTTTGAAATTAACATTAAATAATATTTGAACCCACGCTTTAAAATAAATAGCATCTGAAAATATCCAATGATTAATAATCGGTCTATGAATTGTTATCCAACCTAAGCACATTGTTTCTTGTTAAAATATTGCCTTATAAATGAATAGAGAAATCCATAATCTTTACAAACAATTATGCCATCTTTAATAGTATTTGACTCAATAACTATAAAAGGATAATCGAATGATAAAACTTTTGCCATAATTTTATTTTTTTAAAAAGCCTCCGCCTAAGGAGAGTGTGTCGGACAAGGACTACATCTATATTTCTATAGACGAGAACTGCTCCTTAGGTTTTGGCTTTATCTTAATTTTTTTTTCATCTGAGTCCCTGTCCTTTGATTTACAAATATACAAACAATATCATATAGTAGACTCAAACTTATTAACAAAATAACTTATCAAATATCCTACTCACAACATCAAACTTTACTTCATTAAATACTCCACTAAGCTTATCATCACACTCAATAACTAAATCTTCTGTAGGCACATTGATACTTCTTATCTTACCTTTTCTTTGTCTACCCGCTTCATCAATTATGTTTACTTCGCAACCTATAGCAAAATAATTTTTTGCATCCCAATATTGCTGATTTCGTTTTACTTTTTCATTAGAATAATAAAAGTTAGGCAACCCATAATCATTAAAGATCTTCTTTTCATACAATTTAAGTATCTCTTCAGCATCAAAAATAGAAAGTTGCTTAAGTTTATGCTTTAAATGACATATCTTTTCTTTTTTATGCTCAGCAGTTCCTGACCAAAAGTCTTTATGTTTCTTAATAGGATATATTTTTGCTCTTAAAATACACACTATATATTCTTGCTGTAAAACTTCAAAAAGTTTTTGTGATGAAAGTTCTTGCGTCGAAATATTCATAGATGTGAATTAAATGTTTGTTTAGAAACTGCATAATGACATTGAGTATCTAACTCAAGCATTATAATGGGATATTCATTATCATTAGTCATGCCAAGTAACGTATAAGTTTTGCCATCGATAACAAAATCTTTATCAATGTCTTCTACTTTTAAACGATATGAGCTAATAAATTTTGAACATTCTCGTAAAAGATAATTTTTAAACGAATGTAACATTTCAGGCGTGTAGTTTTTCTTTTTCATAGTTTATAGATTTAAAATTTGTACTTTTTTTGTATAAAAGTCTAAAGGATTAATTAATGTACTAAGAATATATATGAACTCTTCTTGAATTAATTCAGCTGCATCTTTAAGTTCTCCCTTTTCATTTTTAAATTCATGAAACCCAATCTTTACATTAAAATCTTTAGATAATATCATTGCTTGTTCTTTTATTTGATCTATCACATCCAAATCGTATAAAAGAATAATATTTTTAATGCCTTTTAATTTTAATTTATAAAGTTGCCCTTCGCTTACATGGCATTTGAATGTATAACAACATTTTGTATTTACTTGATTTTCTTCAACATTTAAGAGATCAGAAATATTCTTAGCATCAAAAAATCCTTCTACCAAAATTATAGTTTCAGTTGCATCTTTCTCTAAATCATCATAGTTACCTAATATTTTTTCAAAGTCGCTTTCTGAGTTCTTATATCTTGGTTTTTTTAATAATTCGCATTCTTGTTTAGTACCTTTAAATCTGCCAATAGTAGCTACTTGCTTAAAATCATTATAAATTACAAAAATGATGTAATTAATCAATTTTCTATCAAGATTCGTAATGCCAATATGATATTTATTGTAATCTTCTTCTTTGAACCCTCTTTCTTGCAAATAACTATCAAAATATACCCTTCTAAACCCAATAGGTAACTTAACTTCATTTAGATCTATATTAATATCATCTTCTTGCCTTATTTCTAATGCATTAGATAACGTAGAAACCCATTTAACGTTTTCTTTGATAGTATTATCATCTTTGATACCAAGATTGCTTAGAAGCGTATAAATATTCCCTCGAAAACCGCATTTTTTTTGACGCAAACATTGAAAAGGGTGATTGTCTTTAATAGCTATATAAAATTCACGCTTGTGACAAATTGGACATTCTGCTTGAATATCATTGTTTTTCCACATTTTTGGATTCTTCAGAAGACTAAAAAGTTTATCTTTAGTTAGTTTCATAATGGACGATTTTCTTTCGCATTCCAAAAAGTTTGTAATGTTCTAGATGAATCATAAAATCTTGCATTGTTAAATGCACAACAAATTTTTCTAATCTGACCACTCCGAAACTTACGGAATTTATCATTATAGATTCTTCCAACATTAGCTTCGTATTCGTCGGAACTTTGGTTCCAAGTCCAAAAGTATGAAAAAGGACGAAGCATTCCCTTGAACTCTGAGATGTCGCTTCGAGTCATTACAAAGTCAGGATTGTTAAACTTATGAGGCGTTATATCATTTGCTTGTTCTGTCGCTAATGAAAATAATTTTTTCTGTACTGCTATATTTGTTATCTTATTAGCAATTGCTTCTCTTCTATTTCTTTCACCTTGCTCTGAATGTGAAAATTTACCTTTTACTGTAAATGACGAAATGTTATCAAAGATTGCTAAAGATACTTTACCATAATTTTTTTCTATCTCCTCTATTGTATCATTACAACTTTCTATTGAGAGAGAGTCAAAGCTCTCAGGCGCTACCACGAAAATTTCTCCACCTTTGTTGATGATGTCTTGATTTATGTTTTTAATCTTTGTAACATTTTCTTTCTTTAAGTTTCCAAACTCTATCTCAGATAATGAAGCGCCTGTCCACGACGCATCATACATTTCTTCTAATTCTTTGCCCGTGCCTTCGATTTGAAAGTGTACTACTCTGCCACCATTTCTTGCACATGAAATTCCACAAAAAACTTCAAATGTTGTTTTACCTGTTCCGCTCCGCGCAAGCAGAAGTCCTGAGGTTCCGATTTTACCACCACCATGAGTGTCGAAGTCCATACAATGGATTCCAAAAGGAACTTTTTCTAAGTGATCTACTTCTTTATTTTTTCTTTCTTCCTGCCTTTTATCAAAATCTAAAAATATTTTTCCATATAACCCTTCATTTAAACTAAATGAATTTATCTCTTCACTTTCTTTAGCTAATTTTTTAATAGCTGCTTCTTGATCGCCCTTATTCCATGTTTTTCCGACGTCAGTATATAATTCTATAAATCTTACTTCTTTAATAAAAGCTTCAAAAGTCGGAAATACTATTTCTACATCAGGTATTTTACATTTCTTAATTTCAAGCAGAATTTTAAGATCATTAGAATCATTTTTTAATTTTTCATTGAGAATACCTATTGTAGGTACGTGATTAGTCAATAGAAATGATTCCTTAATAGCATTCCAAACATTCTTATATGTTTGTTCGGGTAAAAAATTGTCTACTAAATGTATATTAACTACTTCTAATACATTTTTGCTTGTTAGACAAGCTTTAAATAGCTCAATTAGATAGTTCTCACTTAATGTCTGCTTTTTCTCTGCCATATCCTCTTTCTATATAAATGTTGCTATAATTATTCTTTAAAAGTATCTTACAATCATTTTTAAACTTACAATTTATACATAAAGTACTTCTATGAAAGTAAAGAGTAGTAGTCGTAATGCATCTATGAAAACCAAATACGGTATTATGTAAAACTTTTTTATGAATTTCTTCCGCTATGTTAAGCATCTCTGTTTTCTCTTCTTTAAAGAAGCTCTCGATCTCCTGAGTACTTATCTTATATATTCGTAAAAAGCTTGCCTGTGAGATAGTCCAGTCAAAGTTAACATCTCTTAAGATCCATCTCATAAATGCCTTGTCGCCTATGATGTATGCTAACTGGATCTTGTCACTCCAGTTTGTTTTTTCTTTTACATCACAGTTAGCCCAGTAGCTAAATTGAAAAACAAAATATGAGAGCATGAAATTAATGCCGACGCACTCTAACTTGTACTTTTCATCTAGTAACTTTATAAATTTACTTATCTGCTTTTCTGCAGCAGGCGTAGGGTTGAAGACATACTTCTCATTACCATATATCTTCTTGTAAAAAGTCTGATAAATGTAAACTATTGCTGAATTATGATCCGTCACGATTTTTAAAATGTTAAAAGAATTTACAAATAAAATAAATTTATTTGAGACTACGATAAATGCTTAAAAGTTTTTATTAACAATGTTACTTAACCCGACGCTGAGCCACTTTCATCTTCATTCCAGTTGATCTGTAATGAAAATTTTTCTTGTGTAGGAACTAACTCTGGGTTGTAAGCGGTATTTGTGGTAGGGTCAATGTAGACATCATCTAAGAAATTAGCATATAGCTGCTCAGCTGAGATAGGCTGCGTGTTTACATTACTTAAGATCTCCTTAGTCAGCCAGATGCCAATGTAGCCTCCAGCAGCAATGTCACCAAGTGAGAAAGAAAAGTTTGTAGAGCTCATCGCGTCCATGTCTACAAAAGGCAGTGACTGAGAGTCATTGATGGAGTCAAATGTTACATTTCCACAGTCATCTACCTTTGGAGCAACAAATGCAATGCTATACTGTGAGGTTAGCTTTGTCCAGTCAGCAACATTAAAAGAAACAACTACTCCTTCAGCAGTATGAGCATCTTCATTTTGAACTGCTATTAAGATTGCTTCACGCTTTAAGCTCTGAACTGCTAGCTTGCTGTTGTCACTAAAGATGCTATCAAGTATGTCATTTTGAATTAATGATGAAGAGACAAGTCCACCTAGTGACTTTACGGGATCAGCCTGTACTGAGTTAAATGATGGAGCTCCTGTGTAAAAGAATTTCATTACATTAATGTTGATTACTAAATTGTCCTAATGCATCTACTTGTATTGTAAATGAATTTGCTCCACCTGAATTTGGGTGTGCAACTAACATACATTCTATAATATCATTTTCAACTAATGTAATTATGCCACTGTCTAATCCGTTAAGCGTATAAGATGTTACATTAATAGTATCTCCTGCCGCGCTTATTGCTGCTATTGGATTTGTTATTAATTCAACACCATTCTTTCTCATAGAAATTCTAAATGACATATTACTTGTTGCAAAAGATTTATCTCTTAAGATAAATGTCATAACTGATAATAAAAACCTGCCAGTAAATCCGCCGCTTGGAGCTTTATATTGTGAACTTGACCAATTATTTCCATTATCAAAATTACCAGTATCAAAGTCATTTAAAAATACAGTATCACCTTGATCTTGATCTGCTATTGCTGATGTAGTTAATGTTATCAATTGTTGATTAGCATTTATAGTTGAAGCAAAAAATAAATCTAAATTAACTGCTGAAATAGTAATTAATGAAACTTCATTAACTGAATTAATGATCCAATTTGTTCCATCAAACGTTATCCTAAAGAAGAATCCTTGATCTGATCCGGTAAGAAACGCAAAGTCATTAGCAGTAAATGTTTTTAAGATTGTGTTGCTTGACGGATTAATGTAGTCTTGACAGATATGTAAGCTAAATGTGGATGCTGGAGATATAGCTTGCTTAACATGAAAATAAAATGTGTTACCATTCTTACAGGGCTTTCCGCCTGCCTGTATCTGTTCTTTATTTACGTTGAGATAAAAGTCTCCAGCTAATGTAAATGGATTACCAGTAAAGTATTGATACTGTCTATCTGTGCCAACATAAAATTGTCTAACTGGGATCATAGCATTAGCAAGTTGAACGCTATCAACGCCTAATAGATCTCCTAGATCAATCCTTGCTATCTCATTTGAATATGCACCAGCATTCATAACTAATGTGATAGCATTTGAAGAGTATGTTACTATATATCCCCCAGCTAAGTTTGCCGCATAAGTGTTAGACTTTACTATAGGTAGATAAGCCCCTATCTCATCGAAAGCGTTCTCAGTAAAATAACCAAAGTTAATGTCAGAAGGCATACTGATCAACTTTCCGTATACATCGCCATGCTTTAGTCTATATGAGATCTCATATTGACATGTTGGGTTAGACCAAACTAAGAGTTCTACTTTTGCTAGAGGAGTGTTGATAGGAAAGTTAAATATCTGATCTGGTAGTGAACCTTCTCCAGTAGCGATATTACTTATAGAAGCATCCTCTAGCGACTCACATACTATCTGAATTTCTTCAGCATCCGGAGTGATGATTATCTCATCTCCAGTGAACGTTGTGCCTCCATCAGTAGAATATTTATCTATGTTAAGGACATCTAAGACTAAGTTAATCTGACCTCCAACAAGAACGGATGAAACAATAGTAGCATAAGTGCCATCGGAAGTGTAGAGCCGATACCCATCGAAATCCGAGTTATTGAAGTCACTTGTCTTTTTATACTTACCTCCTTGACCACCTATAATGGTAAGAATGTTTAAGTTACTGTTGACTGTATAGTTTGTTGAGCGAAATGCCCAGCTAAGGTAGAGTATGTTCTTATCGAGAGTAGAGTTCTGGTCGCTGAACTTTATCTTCTCTACTCCAAAGTTTGGGATAGCACCCTGTTGAATGTTGCTTGCAAAGAAGTCAGCTTTTAACTGCCACAGATCTGTTCTCTTATCTTGGATGACAATAGTCCCATTGTTTTTTATCCTCGCCAAAAAGAATTCCGTTCCATCTATGTATGTAGGCCGAGTATTGGAAACAGTTTCTAATATGAGTGAAATTTGACAAGAGTCATATTGAAATATATTTTTATCTGAATTAGAAGGAACTGCTGAAGGCGTAAATGTGCCTGTTACTTGATATTGTAAATTATTTTCAGCAACAAATGTTGAATTATCAAGAATAGCTAAACTATCTGAGATAACTTCAAGAATATCATATTCTAAAAGATTATTTGATGAGCCTATAAAAGAAATTCTTGCTGGAAAATTAGGTTGACCACGGAGCTTAGATAAAAATCGCGTGTTGGCATCTCCAGTAAGATTTCCTTGAGCATCAATTGCTACAATACCTTTCTCAATAGAAGATGAAGCGTATTTTATTTTTACCCAATAAAACTGGTTGTCATTAGTAGTCGCTAAATTAGAAATAGCATCGCTATAAATAAAATTTCCACTTGAGTCTATAGCGTCAATCTGATTAATTGAAATAGTTAATCCAGCTCCCTGAGTTACAAGCCCATTTGTAAATGAGTTTTGTACTACTCCGCTTTTAACAAATTCTTTATCAATAAGTCCAAAGCGGAGACTATTTGCTAAAAGAAATTTTCTCCAGCCAAAGTCATCAAGTGACTCCTTAAATGTTTGAAGCTCAGCTTCTGCTAGAAATTCATCTGGGGAAAATTTTATATGCATTTTACAATTTTAAGTTTAACTTACAAATATACTAAAATTATAGCAATCTAATAGTTTCATAATTCATTAAATTCAAAACTTGTATCGTATGGAAGTAAATACTTCCTCATAATATCTTTTATCTGATCATACGTAAACATCAAGTTGTTATTTTTAATAACTAAGTCTATCCAGTTATTACATTGCAAAAATCCACTTGAGTAGTTAGTAGCACAAGGCTTTATGTTCACATCAGCTACATAAATATTTGGATTGCCTATTCTTACTCCATTTAACTTTAAGTATGGTATTGTCTTAACGGTTCCACTCGTAAATTGTAGATTATTTCCTTGATTCCAGCTTGTTAGCTCTAGCTGAGCAGTTTCTCTAGCATCAAGCTGCTTAAAGTAAGCTACATTATGTAAAGAGATACCAGCTGGTACGTCTTTTAGTGGACGATAAAAAAACGTTCCAGCACTTGTTGTGGCTCTAACAATAAAATTCTTCTTATAAGCAGTTTGTAGCGTTATATCAAATTCAGGAAAACGACTTATAGAATAGACGATACCTCTAAAAAAATAATACTTTCCAACTTGATTTAGATAAGCTCCTGTAAGAAAGTTTCTACTTGCGCTTAAGTCTATAACATTATTTATGTTGATCAAATTTCCATCACAGTCAAAAGCATCAACTCCAAAGCTTAGCTCATTGCTAGTTATGTCCGTCTTTATCCTAAATGTAAATTCGTAGTCAATGTTAACATTTACATTGATAGCATATTGATTGATATATGCTAATGAATAATGACTTACTCCATCAAGACCAAAGCCAGATGGGTTACCAATTAT